CGATGTTGTCTTGCACCCGTGAGAGCTCGGGCTGCTTCTCGAGGCGAAGCTTCGCAATGCGCGTGGGGACACCCATCACCACTCCCACGGGGCGTACTGGTAGCCCGAGCCGTACGGGACGGCGGGCGTGTTGCCGCCGATGAGCCAGAGCTGAGAACCCTTGAGTCGGTACTGCATCGACTGAGACACCGCGCTGTAGGCGTCCACGATGCGCCCGGGACTGCCGGCGTCGCGGTTCTCGGCCTCGGCGTCGATGCGCTGAATGATGGCCGCCTTGCGCGCCATCTTCACCGAGACGTCGGCCTCTTCCTTGTCGAGCGCCTTCAGGGCCGCATCGATGATGATGTACTCTTCCCATCCGTTCGGAATGTCCACCGTGACGTCGGAGTCTCCAGACAACTCCGTCAGCGACGGCACGTACCAGAGTTGAAGCGTCTGGCCTGCCATCGGAATGGGCGAGTTGACCAGTCCGAACCGGTTGCGCTCGAGAAACTGGAACGGCTTTAGCGTCACCCAGAGATTCGTTGCGCCGACCTGCAGATCTACTCCCAGCAACTTGAAGAAGTCGGTGGGGAGGCTGAAGAACTTGTTCACGCCATCGGTTTGGAACGTGTACGGGGCGGCGACGTAGTAGTCATTGCCGTACGCCTGAACGATGGCGCCGTACAGCTCCTTGTAGCTGGAGTTGATGAGCGCGGTCCATTCAACGGGCGCCGAGCCGGTCGAGGCGATGAAGCCGCTGTTTACGTTGTCACTCTCCTGCTGGGCGCGGGCTCGGAGCGTTGCAAGGCTGAAGGTCGCCATGGGCTCCTCAAAGTGAAACGCGGGCCGAGTTTCCCCAGCCCGCGTCAGGACTCACTGCGGGCGCGGATTAGTTCGCGACCTCTTCCCACTCCATGACGTACTGGAGGACCGTCGCGGTGCCGAGGTTGCCGCCATTGATGTTTTCGATCTGCAGGTACTGCGACGTGCCGCGGAGCACAATCGCCTGACCCAGCATCCCCGCCTCGGGGAATACGACCTGCTGCGGGTTGGTGTAGGCCGTCGCGGGCGTGGTGATGGTGGCGATGAACTGAATCCAGTGACTCAGCACCGAAGTCACGGTGCCGGTGGACTGTGCGGCCGTGGTGAAGTGGTTGACCACCGCAGAGGCGGCGCCCGACTGCGAGTCCATCTTGGCGATGGTGGGCGCAACAGCCGTCCCGCCCGTGCCGTTGGTGCTGGTCAGCGTCAGGCGAAAGAGGGTATCCGCCAGCGCCGTCGCGTAGCCCGTCACCAGCACGCGCTTCACGCGAACCGTCGCGGTCGCGGAGCCCTGCAACTGCACGAGGGCAAGCGGCGAAGTGGCGAACGGGGTGAAGGTCGCGCTCGCGCGGTAGGTGGCACGCTGCGAATCCATCGACATCAGCGGATAGTTGTTGCCCGCCGCGTCCTGGTGCGCCGCCATCGAAGTGGACGCATTCGCGCCGTTGAGAACCACAACAGGGGTGAGAGAGGTTGCCATTGTCTACTCCTCAGAAGAAAAACCAGTTCACTGCATCCATGGGGGCGTTGAAAATCAACGAGCCACCCAGCGGGAAAACCAGGGGTACGGTCGACGTCCCGACGGCAATCTGGACCATCGGCGACGTGCCGATGACGTTGGCGCCGGCCGTGGCGTCATTCGTCACCACATTGCAGACAAGCTGAATGATGTTGTTGCTGGATGGAAACGCGTTGCCATGCATCGCGTTGGGCGCGTTCGCCGACGCTCCCGGGGTCGCAGGAGAGAAGGGCGTGAACGAGAATGGAAAGTACGCCGTGCCGCTCGTCGCGATGCTGGGCACTCCGACGCCCGGCGCCACGTTCGGCGTCAGGAAGTCCGGCTGACGAAACTGCGTCCCCGAATTCAACAGGTCAGACACCTGCATCGACTGGACGGTGATGGTGTTCGCGCCGTTGTTGACGACGGTGATGATTCCGTTGGAGGTGTTGTCGCCCGTAACGGGGCCGACCGACGTAACCGCAAGCGTGACGGTGATGCTCACAGGAAGAACCACCCCGCCGAGTTGCTCGGCCGCGAAAAGATGAGCTGCCCGCCCTGCGTCCCGGGAAGCGGTCGGACCGTGTACGAGACGAGCATCCCCGTCTCAGCCGCGTCGCTGCGCGAGCCGTCGGATGCGATGACGACTGCGCCCACCATCAGCGTGTAGTCGAGCGGCTGGCTCCACTGAGAGTTGCCGCCGACACCCGCCGCCGCGCTGCCGACGGTGATGGGGAATGGCCCCACAGAAGCCGACGCACCAGCCGCCACCGTCACCGGGGCGCCCGGCCCATAGGGCGGCAACGCAGCTCCCATGGGCACCGGGTTGCCGGGCGTCGAGCTCCCCAGAACCCGCCCATAGAGCCCAACGCCAGTCACAACCAGCGCCGTAGCGCCGGGGTTGTAACAGACGATGGACGCCGAGGGCGGCGGGGTGGCCCCAGCGTTGTAGCTGGTGGCCGAGAGCGCGACGCTGCAGACGAGAGCCATCACGTCAGGGCTCCGAGGCGTTCTGCAGAATGAAGGTGAGGGTGACGCTGCCGGTGGCGTCGGGATCTGCCACGGTGGCAGTCGACGACAGCAGCGCGATGCCGATGGTCGAGCCGCCCGCCGTCGACATGCTCGAAATACTGCTGTTCTCCGCGACGGTGACGATGTTCGCCGTGCCGCCCGCGATGGTCTCGTACCAGCCGATGTCCAACAGCCGCTGGTAGTTGTCCTGCAGGACGAAGGTCCACAGACCCGCACCCGTGCGAGCGACGCTCCGCACACCCTCGGCGCCCTGCTGATTCTGCGAGGGCCACGTGGTGCCGCCGCCCGTCGTCGAGGCGTTGGCGTACACGCCCAGCGTCGACGAGTTGGGCGCGTTGTTCGGGTAGCTGAACTTCTGCAGGAGCGGAGTCGTCCCGCTCATGAGGATGCGAGCTCGAATGAGCGTCACGCCCTTGAGCAGGCTCCAAACCTGCGGGAGGAAGGACCGAGAGGCCATGGTTAGACCGCCAGGGTGACCTGCGAGTTGAAGCCCGGGGCGTCGCACCCAAGGCCGGCGTAGAAGCCCACGCGCGTCTCGCTCGCGTCCGCGTTCGCCACCCGGAGCATCTCGAGTCCGTCCCCGTACTTGAAGATGAAGGGGACCGCGTTGAGTGAGTACAACTTCCACGTGTTCATCTGGAGCAGGAAGCCGGTCGCCGCCTGGCAGCTCCGGTCCGCGAAGCACTCGATGTCGCCGTTCGGGCCGATGAGCTTGATGCCGCGGAACTTCACGCCGCCATCGGTCTCGAGGTTGACGAACTCCCGGCGAGCCTCGAGCGCCTTGGAGAGCGCCGCGTAGCTGCCGAAGTTGGTGATGAAGTGCCCGGGGCGGCCCTTCTCGCGCGCGTTGAGGAGCGCCGAGTCGACGATGGCCTCCTCAATCTGCTGGGAGGCGCCGTTGTAGTAGACGCCGTACAGCCGGGTGTCGCCCGAGCGGTTGACGTTGTAGAAGCTGTCGCTTCCGCCCGGCGCCGACGAGGGCAGCCACGCCGACAGGCCCTTGAACACCGCGTTGCTGTCGCCCTGCACGAGCAGGAAGTACGCGTCGGTCCATCCCGACGGGCTGCCGGCGTTGCCGCCGATGCCCGTGCTCGAGACGGTGATGGTTCCCGCCGTCACACTGCGCGCGATGACGTAGCCGAGCGCCGCAACCGGGGTTCCGCCGTCGGTGGAGGCCGCCTGCAGCGTCTGGTTGATGCCGAAGTTGACGACGTCGGCCGGGTTGGTAAGGGTGATGACGCCCGACGTGATGCCGCTCGTCGCAATCTTGCCGCGCGAGCCAGTGCCCGAGCGGAAGAGGGACGTGGAGGCCCGGTTCGAGGACGCCTGAATCGCGACGTCGATGAACTTGGTGGCGAACTTGATGAAGCTGCCCTTCTCGTCCTGCGAGGCCAACATGGCCTGCTGCGTGAGGGTCGCGAGCGAGTAATCGCTCGTCAGGGTGAGGAGGAATTCAGCCAACAGCATGGGCGTCTGATTGCCCTGCGCGTTGCTGAAGGTGGCCGAGTTGCCCTGCGACACCTCGTACAGGACGGGGATGGGCACGTACTTGCCCGTCGCCTTCGTGTCCTTCGGCACCATGACGAGAGTGGGGTTCGCGTCGTACGCGAGGTTCTCCACCTTCTGGTCGTCGTAGTATTCTTTGAGTGCGGCATTGGCCGCAGTCGTGTCGAGATAGCTCATCCCAAAGCCTCAAGCCCCAGAGGGCGGTTGGGACGGCTACGGAGAAGCTACGTCAGGTGCTCTTGGCGCGCGCCGAGTTGAAAGCTTCCATGCTGCGCTGGAAACGTTCTTCGTCGCTGCGGGGAGGAGCTTTGCCTGTCGTTGTAGCCGTCAGGTTGTTGCTCAAGGTGCGCCTTGTGCTGCTCTGGACACCTTGGGAACCTGACGACTCGGAAACTGTTGCAGGGTTTGCTTTTGATTGCAAGCGACCCTTGTACTTTTCGTGCTGAATGGCTTCGTCGAGCAACCCCAACACGTCTCCCTCGAGACCGTCGGCCGCTTCCTTGATGGAGATTTCCTTGCCTTGCTTGGCGAACATCTCGATGCGCGCGGTGAGCATCTCGCCGACGCGCTGAGCGTCGCCGAGCTTCTTGAAGACGGGGTATTCAGCCGCGCCCTTGTTGTAGAAGTCAGCGCAGGCGTTCACCGTCTCATTGCGCATCTGCTCGAACTGCTGCTGTGAGGCCGTCTTGGTTGCCTCCGCTGCCTTCGCGTCGCGCTCCTCAAGCCGGCGCTCAAAATCGGCGCTCATGCGTCGAAGCTCAGAGGCGATGAGGTCGGCCGGGGGTACGCCGTTGATGGCGGCGGAGTTGACGACCTCTTGGTACTTCTCGCCGTACAACTTCCCGAGGAAGCCGGGCGAATTCACGCGGGCGCTCTCGAGGTCTTCGACGGTGATGCCCAGCGCCTTGAGCGCGCCCGCCATCTTCGAGTGCTCGGACAACTTCGCGCCCAGCCCGGACTTCTCGGAGGCGTTCTTCTTCAGCTCGTTCTGGTACTTCGCCTCGCGCGCCTTGATGGCCTCTTCGCGCGCATTGAGTTGCGCCTCCCGCTGCGCGACGGGGTCCGGCGCAGACTCCTTCGGCGGCGTGACGGGCGTCTCTGGCGTCTTGGGTGCGACGCCGTTCTTGGGCGGATTGAGGACCGACGGCGTGACGGTGGCGGTTTCGGTGGTCATGGGGCTCCTAGGCTGCTTGAGGCATGAGGTCAGACGTCGGGGCGCGTGCCGGCACGGCCTGCGGAGTGCCGCCCGGAGCCGCGCCACCCGGCATCACGGACAGCGCAGGCCCCATGGCGCGCTTCATCAACATGTCGCACTGTGAATTCCAGCGGCGCAACATGTCCAACACCTCAGGCTCTGCGTCGTCGAACTGGCGGTAGCGCTGGATGTTCTCGAGCGCCATTTCCTTGCCCAACGCCAAGTCGTCGGTGGGCTCAGGCGGGCGGTACTTCTTGTTGTCCATCATGTCGTCGAAGACTTTCGACAGCATGTCTTCCTGTGCGTTGGCCAGAGACTCGATGGAATCGAGGTCGGGAAAGTCCAGCGCCCGACGGCCCTGCCGTGGCGTCATGAAGCCCGCCTGGATGTACTCTTGAATCGTCTGCAGCCGGCCCGCGGGGTCTCTCGGCAGACGCGACACCGGGAAACACTGGCGCACGAAGTCGTCGTCCTTGATGTTGCCGATGTCTTTCTTGAAGTCGATGCGGCTGAAGGCATTGCGGCCCGGAACCTTCACCTTGTAGCCGCTCAGCTCGCGCGCGAACGTCGCATCCAGCGCCGCAATCTGCAGGTAGAAGTTGTCATTCAGGCGCGACGTCGTGCGGTGACGTTCCGACTCGATGTCTTCGTACTCGCGCAGGGCTTTACCGCTGTTGAG